AGCAACTGAAACTGTAATATCAACTATTACTGTATGTAACCAAACAACAGCAGGGTCTTATCGAAGTGCTATTCGCCCTGATGGTGAGAGTTTGGCCGCTAAACACTATATTGCTTATGATGTTGCGTTACCAGCGAACGCTAATCACTCTTATACTATTGGCGCCACTCTAAATGCAGCGGATGTAATTACTGTTTATGCTTCTTCAGCAAGTCAATCATTTAACGCCTTCGGAAGTGAGATCGCCTAATGGCTGTTGCTCAAAACGGAAGTAATTTTATCAACCCGCTTGTTACTATCCAAGAGAGTATAAACACTAGGGCGTTGAATGCTGAAATTTTTGAAGTAGGTACAACCTATGAATGGCTAGATTCGTCTTTCAACGAAGCAGGAACTTATTCTCTTGTTTGCTCTACTGGAACTGTTACTGTGTTCGTATATGGAACTAATGATGCTTTACTCGCAGAAATTGCTGTTACTACGGCATCTGGAAATACGACTATTGCTTCTGCGATCGGGCGTTGGACAGCGCAAGCATCCACATCTAGTGACTTAACAATCAACAAAGTAAATCCAAAAATTACTGCTGATGGCGGAACAATAACTCTATCTAGATTATCTAGCGGAAATTATGAAACATCAGGCGGCACCGCAGGTAATTACACTGCTGGCCAATACGCACATGTAGTCGTAGTTGGCGGTGGCGGTGGCGGTGGCGGACAAGGCGGTTGGGCTGGTATCGGACAAGGCGGAAATGGTGGAGTTGGAGGAGTTGCTCACAACAACACTGCTATAGCATTAACAGGAACTTATAGTTTAACTGCAGGTGCAGGAGGCGTAATAGGAAATAATGGTACATCGCCAGGAGCAGGAGGCGTTGGAGGAACTGGAGGAACATCTACAGGTTTTTCATTAACAGCAAACGGAGGCGTTGGTGGCAGTGGGGGCTCGGATAATGTTGGTGCTACGACTGGTGCTGCGGGAACGCCTACAGGAGACCCTGCCACAAATGTATATAATCCTGCAACTAGAACAAAACTTGAGGCTGGTAGGGGCGGTCAAGGTGGAAGAGGCAACCCGACTTTCGTACAAGTTACCGCAGGAGAAGCCGGAAAGATATTGGTGCTTAAATGGACTCCATAGTAGCGATATTGAAAGACGGAAAAGTATTAAACGCTATTCATTTCGATCATGAACCCTCAACAGGGGAAATAAATCAATTTGTAGAATTACATGGAGGCACTGAAGGTCGGAAATTGACTGAGTATGAAGGTGTTAACCATAATCAAGAAATAGAAGAGAAAATTCAACCTTATCCTTCATGGACATGGGACAGCACAATTAAACAGTGGCTACCCCCAGTCGCTCCCCCACCGATAGATGAGGTGAACCGAATTGCTTACACAGTTTGGAACGAGGCTGATAAGACTTGGCAGGTTGCTGAATAGTATAATATTGCCGCATGCACAAAATTACTTTTACTCAAGTGGGTAATTTTCATATCGAACTTGAATATCACCCGAAGCCAAGTAAAAAAGTTTTACCTGATTGGTACAAAAATCAAAAGCCTTACTTTTCTGATAAACCAAAAGAAATAATAAATGGAGACAAAACCTCTACTATAAAAAAATGCATGCCAGTTTTTGATGCTTTAACTAGCGGGTATGTAATCGTAACTCATGAAGAAATTTCAATTGAGAAGACAACAGATGGACTTGTTGTTTCACAAGCCAGTAATAATTTTTCTTTCGATTTCCACCATAAACGGCAATTAGTAAATCACCCTTACGCAAGCAACGGATTAGGCGTTCCTAAATTTCTAAACCCATGGTCAATTAAAACTCCGAAAGGTTATTCTTGTTTATTCATAAACCCTGTACATGGAAGTAACTCATATTTTAATATCTTTGAAGGAATTGTTGATACTGATGAGTATGTAAACCCAGTAAACTTTCCTTTTATTTTGAAAGACTCAAATTTCGAAGGAATAATACCTGCTGGCACGCCTTTAGTTCAGATTATTCCATTTAAGAGAGATGAGTGGCAAATGCAAAAAGGAGACCAAATAGACCAGCAGCAAGTTGTAAAAAATTTAAGCAAACTTAAAACGGTTTTTTATGAAGGTTACAAAAAATTTTTTTGGAGTAGTAAATCTTTCGATTGATTAACTTCCAGTTATCCAAGTTACTATTGCGTATTTAGTGCCTTTCGTTACTGAGTGGGCGATGTGACGATAAGCGTAATTAGAGGGAAATATAACTAAAGTTCCTGCTTTCGGTTTATATTTTTCATTGAAAGCCACGAACTCTAATTCTCCACCTTCATAATTATTATTCAAATAGAGTATGGCAGAAATCCATCTTCCATTATTTGGACCCCCGTCATAATGAGCATCATAATGATCTGACGTAGCCCCTTCATATTTCAAAAGTCCATAACCTTCATGATCGCCGAAATTACATTCGAATGCTTTAGAATAAGATTTAAGATGTTCATTTAATAATAGGCCAACGTAATTATGTACTTGCCTACAAGTTTCATTTTTTCTATTCGCGAAACTTGTAATAGACATAATTTTATTTTTACGGAGCCCTTGGGTGTTGCCATCAAGGGTGGAGGCTGGTTCGAAATATATCCCAGAGTCTTTATTTTCAACTTCTTTTTCTATACTGCTAATTATAGTTTCCCAATTATCACAAGCCCCTTCATAAATATAAACAGCGCCAGCGATTATTTTTGTAGGTTCTACATCTGCGCCGTATATGTATTGCATTATTTCTCCTTTATTAAGTTAAAAAAAGACGGAACGGTATAATTTCTTTGTGAAATAGAGGCTGCCGCGCCATGTAAATCATTATTTATATACTTTTCAGGCAAACCTAAATAAGGTTTTCCATCATATTTCAAAGGCCAATATAAACCTTCAGCGTTTACGTAATGCAAGAAGGCTTGTACTTGCCAAGTCCCCTGCTCCCCTTCTAAAGGTTCTCGCCAATGGTCTACCTCTAGACCTCTGTATATAACCATATCTCCCACTTCCATAAAAAACTCCTCGTTTCCAACATTTAACCCCCAACGATAATTAGGGTCAGAATTTTCATAGTTATAGCCTAAACATAACGAAATGCTTATTTCGCAACTTGGTCTGTCTTTATGGCGGTCAAGTTTATCCCCAGAGCCATAGGTTCGATAAACAGAATAGGTCGGGAAAAGTTGCAACCCTGTATTTTTTTTAACTATAGGTAAAGCGTAGATCAGCAAAGACTCCATCAAAGGGTCAGCGTATTTCCTATGAGCGCCAATGACTTGATTAGGGTCAGGGGTGTAATTAACAAAAGAATCAAAAACTCCATATTGGGCCGCAATACCGCAAATATCTGGAGAAATAGCACCCTTTACGTGAATATATTTTTTTTCGTTGAAAAGTTCTATATTTGATTTCATCTATCCTCCTGAACTAAAAGTAGCCTATCACTCAGGCTTCGTCAATTAAAGGCTTACCTTAAGTGCTATCCTTTTTGCTTTAAGTCTTCTGCTATTATTAAACTGTTAAAAGGAGTAAAAATGGCAACCACTGGTCGAGGACTAAGATACCCTTTAGCCGCAGATACCCCTGCGGTTCACACTGATATTAAAAACTTAGCAGATGATTCAGACGCTGAGTTTGATGACTTCCAAATCATGGAAATAATGAAGGCTAACTAATGGCTGTAACCCCAAAGATACTTTCACGGACGGCTGCTGCCGTTTCTAGCGCGACCCTTTATACAACCCCTTCAGCCACTACCACAGTAGTTACTGAAATTACAGTTTCCAATACCTCAGGCGGTTCTTTAACTTTTTCTATCCTACTAGACGATGTCGATTTGTTTAAGGAACTAAGTATTGCCGCCAACACAACTACGACCTATTCAATGAAGCAAACCTTAACAGCCACCAAAACGATTAAAGGCTTAGCCTCGGCCACAGATATTAACTTCTTTATAGCAGGAGTGGAGATAACCTGATGTCAGTTATTACTAATAAGATACTTCACCGCGCAGCAGCCCAAACTGGTTCTTCAACTCTTTATACAGTTCCTGCTTCTACAACTACTGTTGTTACGAGCATTGTAGTTAATAATGATGGTGCTTCTACACGAACCTTTACCATCTCGCTCAACAGCGTTCAATTATTTGGAACTGTAAGTATTACAGCAGGCGCAACTCAAATCTATAATATCTCCCAGCCTTTAACTACAGGGCAACTAATAACAGGAAATGCTTCCAGCACTGAAGTTAATTTCCATATCTGTGGAGTGGAGATAGTATAAAATGGCTTTCACCTATGTAGACCCTTCGAGTGGTAATAGAGATAAAGTTAGATTTTTAGTCCAAGATACCGACTCTACTGATTTCCATTTACATGACGAAGAGATTGCTTATCTTTTAACTACTTGGAGTAATGATATTTTTGACGCTGCTATTGCTGCCGCTGATATTATTGCAGGTTCATTTGCTCATAAAACTAATTACAGTCGTAGTATTGGCGACCTTTCTATATCAGAATCTTACGCTACTTCCGCAGTTGAGTTTCGCGCTTTGGCCGACAGATTGAGATCACAAAAAATATACCTCAACCCGCCAACTCCAAAAATTAACACTCAGGCTATTATGGCTACAGCAGATAAATCCACGACTACTTACAAGACGGATTTTTATACAGGTATCCACGACTACAACGTATAGGAGTGAAAAATGACCACATATGTAAAGGGTTCTCCTAACCACTGGTCAGGAGATATGACCGACACTGTAGTCGTGTACAAAAAAGGAAGTTTGAATAATTACGGCTCTCGTACCATATCAGCAACCCCTACTTCATTTTCCTGCCGTGTTATATCTGATGTTAAAAACTCTCGAGATGAACAGGGTAATGAAATTGTTGAAGGCGGAACTCTTTATATACTTTCAGACGCAAATGTTGAAGTGGGGGATAGATTAGACTTGCCGGGAAGTAATGCAGACCCAAGAATAATATCGGTAGATAAAGTAAGTTATAGTGCTAACGGAACAGCAACAGTTCATCACACTAAAGTTAGGTTCGGTTCTATCGGTGGCTAAATATGAAGTATCTCTAGATTCAAAGAAACTTATGGACCTACTTACTCTTAGTGGACCAAAGTCTCTAGGCACTCTTGGGCAAGCACTTTATCGCGAAGGCGCAACAATATTTGAAGAGAGCCAAGATGAAGTTCCTCTTGACACTGGTAATTTACGGGCTTCTGGAAAATTGGGCTTTCCGAAGGTAGAAGGAAAAGATGTTGTTGTTGAGATTTCTTATGGAGGAGCAGCAGCAGATTACGCTGCTATTGTTCACGAAGATTTAGAAATGAACTTCCGTAATGGCAGGAAAGCGAAGTACCTTGAAGACCCAGTTAGAAGGCGTATAAAGGGCATGGACGGGCGATTACTGGGTGCGGTTAGAAAGGCTATGGGTATCTAAGTGGCGACCGTATTAGAGGCTCTAGGGGCTTATATAGACACCAATAGAAACGATCTAACAATAGGAACTAACCTATTTCTATCAAAGATGCCAGACACCCCAGATACATGTGTATGTATTTATGAATATCAAGGAAGTGCGCCAGTAATGACCTTTGGTGCAACTGCAATACAGATGGATAGACCAAGTGTTCAAATCTCTGTTAGGGCTGCTAGAGATGATTATGCAACAGCAAGAGACCTTGCTCAAGCCTTGCGAACTCTAGTTTCAGGAATAGTAGATGTAACTGCTTCGGGTGTTGTAATGAAAAGGATTGAACCAACTGGAACTTTCTACTCCCTTTCCGTGGATCAACTTGAAAGACCTCGTGTCGTGTTTAACTTGGATTGCCATGTTGGGGTATAGACTTGGAGCCGTCAGAGAGTAAGAAAGACATTTACGGAAGAGGTACTAATCGTGACGAAGTCCCAAGATGCTGGAGATGTAATCGCATTCTCGCGGAATACCTTACAAGACCATGGAAACTCAACTGCGGAAGATGTAAAGCAACAAACCAACAGATTGCTTGATTTTGAAAATGCACTAGATAGTTTTGTGCCAAGTAAAAAATCAAATGGCATGGTCTGTTCAGTAAAAAAAGTATTAGATGTATTACCTGAATCTAGTAAAAATAAATTACTAAG